AAGACCCAACTGTGCTTGACTTGTTCGTTGGTCACGAGGTTGCTCATGCTCTTTGGACTCCAGCAGAAGGTTTGGAAAATCTTCCTAATAAAACTGAGAACTTTCATTCATTTGTAAATGTTACTGAAGATGCTCGGATTGAGAGATTTATTCAAAACAAGTACCCAGGACTGAAGCGTGTATTCTACAATGCTTATGGTCAGTTAAAAGAAAGAGACTTCTTTGGTATTGAGAAAGTCGAAAATCTTGATAGTATGCTTTTCATTGACCGTCTTAATCTGAAAGCAAAACTAGGAACTCAAATCAATATTGAATTTGAAGGCGAAGAATTAGAATTCTATAATCGCTCTATGACTACTCAATCTTTCGAGGAAGTCGTTAAACTCGCCGAAGATATCTTTGAATATTGTAAAGAAGAGTTAGAAGAAAAGCAAAATCAAGACGATACTAACGAACTTTATAAAGCGCAAATGGAAGAAGATGAAAATTCTGACAACGATGGCGATAATAAAGTTGAAGCGAGTCCTACTTCCGCTGATTGGTCTACTGAGGGCGCCGAAGATGGTAATCAAGAAGATGATGGTAGCGATGCTCAGAACGAATCCGAAGAGGGCGCAACCGAAGATGCGAATGCTGAGAAAGTTTCCGATGAAATCAAAGATGAAAAAGACAGTGATGAAACTACTGATGTAAGCATCAAGTCTTTAGGTAATGCCGGTGCTAAGTCCATAACTGATATTGCTGGGCAAAATGCGCTTCAGTCTATGGTCGACATGGATGAGGAAAATGTAGTTCGATATCTAGATATACCTAAGTCGGTTGATATTGATAAGTTCATTGTTCCTTTCAAAACTGTTCATGCAGAAATTCTAGAATATTGGACTGCCAACCGCCGTGATTCCGCACTGGCAGAATATGCAAAGAAGTTCAAAGTAAAAAACCAGAAAGTTATTAACTATCTGCATAAAGAATTCGAAATGAAAAAAGCGGCACAAGTCTACTCAAATTCATTCGATACCAAGACTGGTGTTATCAATACTCAAAAACTATTCTCTTATAAGTTTAATGAGGATATTTTCAAGAAGTCAACCGTTGCTCCTAATGGTCAGTCACATGGTATCGTTTTCTTCCTTGACTGGTCTGGTTCAATGGCGAACAATTTAAAAGGTACTATGGAGCAGTTGATTAATCTTGCTTTGTTCTGTCGCAAATCAAATATTCCTTTTGATGCTTACTCATTCAGTAGTGAGTACCAAAAGAATGACATGATTGGAAACAAATCAAAGTGGCAGTCAACAAATCTACATGAGGCGGCACTTGGTAATTGTGCATTGATTGAGATGTTCAATCATAAAATGAACACCCGCCAGTTTAACAAATCAGTCGAGATTTGGTTAGCAGTATCAAACATGTTCTCGCGCCAAAGCGGCGGTGACTTTATGTATTGGGGTCTTCCTCGTAAATACTATTTGTCCGGCACTCCTTTGAATGAAGCAATTGTGCTTGCAATGAAAGTTGTTCCATATTTTCAGAAAAAAGCAAATGTTGATATTGTCAATACTTGTTTCCTGACTGACGGTTCAAGTCATTCTCTAGAGGGTAACTTTTCTATTGATCCTTACAATGGTCGCGAATGGATCAGTGACCAATATTCAGTTGCAAGCACATTGTATGTTCGCGACAAAAAGACTGCCTCTCAAATCGAAATTAAGAGTGAGAAGTATAACCGTAATAGAAATCGGATTACTAAGGCACTATACATGATGCTAAAGAAAGTGACCGGTTGTAACCTTGTTGGTTTCTTTGTGTGTGACCAGCGCGATATTAACTATGCGTATGATACATTTGTAAATGACGATACTCCTAGTAGTAGTATTATGCAAGCGAATGAAAAAAGACAAGAATTCAGAAAGCAATTCAATCGCGAAAAAGCAGTAGTTGGTACGCAAAGTGGAATGGATGAACTTTACATTCTTAAAGGTGGTAAGCATCTAGAAATTGTAGATGAGGGTTTGAATGTTGATTCCAAAGCATCTAAAGCGCAAATTACTACTGCGTTTAAGAAGATGAACAGAGGAAAACTGACAAACCGAGTGATCCTGAGCAAATTTATTGAGAAAATATCTGCATAATTAGAAAAATAATTCGCATTATTGCCATAAATCGTGTGGATAATGCTTGACTTCTTCTGAAAAATATGCGATAATGTATACATAATGATGAGAAAAGGTGATAATATTATGAATAGTCGTGAACAATTCCTCTCTGCAGTTAGTGAAATCTACCCAACCAAAACTGAGTTCAATCGTGCCGAGTTGGTTGAAGTTGCTAATTCGATTGGTATGAAATATGCTCCGTCTTGGATTGTCAAGTCGGATGAATTCAAACTCGGTAACGGGTTATATAAAGTTGTTGCAACTGGTGCGCCAACTGTAACTATGTCAGCACCAGTAAAAGAGGTAACTCAAGTGACAAATCAACCTGTAGCAAAAAAGCAAATCGGCATTGTCGATACTGTAGTTAAAAACATTATTCCTAATGTTTACACTAACTACGTTCCTTTTGGTAACTTCCAAGATGTTAAGGGTATCATACGCTCCAAGATGTTCTATCCTGTATTCATTACTGGTCTATCTGGTAACGGTAAGACCATGATGGTTGAGCAAGTGTGCGCCCAACTGAAGCGAGAATTCTTCCGCGTCAACATTACTGTTGAGACCGATGAAGATGACTTGCTTGGTTCATATCGCTTGATTGATGGCGAGACTGTCTGGTTTGATGGTCCTGTTATTCAAGCAATGAAACAAGGTGGTGTCCTTCTCCTAGATGAGATTGACCTCGCTTCAAACAAGATTATGTGTTTGCAACCAATCCTCGAAGGCAAGGGTATCTTGCTCAAGAAGATTAACCAATATGTAGAACCTGTCGATGGTTTTCAGATTGTTGCAACCGCCAATACAAAAGGTAAGGGTTCAGAAGATGGTCGCTTCATCGGCACTAACGTAATGAACGAAGCATTCCTTGAGCGTTTTCCTATTTGTATTGAACAAGATTATCCTTCCATTTCAATTGAAAAGAAAATCATTGATATGGAGTTGGATAGTGTCGGTCAGTCCGATGAGGATTTTGCCGACAAACTGACCAAGTGGGCAGACATTATTCGTAAGACATTTATGGATGGTGGCATTGATGAGATTATCTCAACTCGCCGACTTGTTCACATCGTCAAAGCATATGGCATTTTCAAAAATCGTATGAAAGCGATTGAGTTGTGCGTTAATCGTTTTGACGATGAAACCAAAACTGCATTTATAGACCTTTACACAAAGGTTGATGCAGACACCGGAAGTGACTTCAGTAGTCCTATCGGTGAAAATACTGTCGCCGCCGAAGAAAGCGTTGACAAAGTACCGTTTTAAGAGTATACTTAAAACAATTGATAGAGGTGTCATGTTGGCACCTCGACATTTAACATAACTTAATGGAGTGAATATAATATGTCAAAAGTAAAAACGTCTGTAAAGACAAAAATCATGAATGCCCTTTCAACTGGTGAGTCCTTCACCCGCAAGCAACTTGCACGGAAAGCACGGACTGATACAGTCAACGTGTCTCGCCGTATCAGTGAACTTCGCGCTGAAGGTAATATGATTTATGCGAACCCTGTAACAGGTAAGCGTACTGTATCATATCGTGTTGGTACACCATCAAAGGCAGTCATCGCCGCTGGTGTAACTGCGATGCGTGGCGCATAACTCATCATTATAGTCACCTAATGGGTGGGGGCAACCCCACCCACTTTTATCATGAGAAAAGTGAGAATATGAAGACAATCGATTATAAATTTAATGAGAAGACACTTATTGAAGAGTTTCAAACATACATTGATAGCACCTATCGGAATGGTCACTATTCAAAAGACAAGTTTCAAGCAACCGAGTTCATCATTGATGGTGGACACGGCACTGGTTTCTGTATCGGTAACGTACTAAAGTATGCACAACGATACGGCAAAAAGGGTACCGCTAGTGATGCCCGTAAAGACCTGTTGAAGGTTCTACACTACGCACTAATACAACTGTATATACATGATGAGGATTTGTAATGAAAATTAGTAAACAAACTTTTGAAGTTTTAAAAAACTTCTCTGAGATTAATGAGAACCTACTTATTAAACCAGGTAACACACTGCAAACAATTTCAGTAATGAAAAATGTTTTAGCAGAAGCAACAGTAGAAGAAACTTTCGACCGAGAGTTTGCTATCTATGACTTGAACTCTCTATTGAGTGTATTGTCACTATATGAAGCACCAGAGATTTCTCTAGGTGAAAACTATTTGACTATCGCACAAGGTAAGTCTAGTTCTAAGTTCTGGTATGCTGATGCTAGTTTGGTCGTATCACCAACTAAGAGCATTACTATGCCATCAAGTGAAGTGCGTGTTCGCATCTCACAGTCCACATATACTGACTTGCTCAAAGCATCAAATATTATGCAGTTGAACGATATCGGTCTTGTGTCTGATGGTGATACAATTAATCTTATCGCAACTGATAAGAAGAACCAAACATCAAATCAATTTAATGTTGAAGTTGCTGAAGGTAATGGAACTAAGTTCAACTTCTACTTTAAGCGTGATAACCTGCGTATGATTCCTGGTGAGTATGACTTGACTGTTTCAAGCAAGAATATCTCGCATTGGGTCAATGCTAATAAGAACCTACAATATTGGGTTGCATTGGAGACTGATAGCACATACGAAGGTTAATTTAACAACAAGGATTATATAATGGATATTAAAAGTGATGAATTTCTGTGGGTCGAAAAGTATCGTCCACAGACTATAGAAGATGCTATCTTACCTAAACATTTAGAGAAGACTTTTCTCGACTTTGTTAATCAAGGTGAGATACCAAACTTGTTGTTGTGTGGGTCTGCTGGCGTAGGTAAGACTACGGTTGCTAAAGCACTATGCCAGCAAATGGGGTATGATTGGATTATTCTCAACGGTTCAAGTGAAGGTGATATCGACACCTTACGAAACAAAATTACAAACTTTGCAAGCACTGTCTCATTTGGTGGTGGGGGTAAAGTTGTAATCTATGATGAAGCAGACTATTTGACCGCGGTGACACAACCTGCACTGCGTAACTTTATCGAAGAGTTTAGTAAGAACTGTCGGTTCATCTTCACTTGTAATTATAAGAACAAGATTATTCCTGCCTTACACTCACGGTGTTCTGTGATTGAGTTTAACATTCCCAAAGAAGAGAAACCTGCTCTTGCTGGAAACTTCTTTAAGAGAGTTACGCAAATTCTAAAAGAAGAGTCCGTTGAGTTTGAGAATGGTCCTGTCGCAAAGATTGTTGAGAAATTCTTTCCTGACTTTAGACGCACCCTCAATGAACTACAGAAGATATCTACCGCGGGTCGTATCGATGCATCATCAGCAAGCAATACTGGAGATGTAGAGATTAAAGCAGTTGTCAACTACTGTAAGACTAAAGACTTTCAGAAGATGCGTAAATGGGTCGCTGACACCATTCATACAACTGACGCTCAAGACATATACAGAAAAGTATATGACACTATGAGTGAGCATATGCAACCACAAAGCATTCCTCTAGTGGTTCTAAAGATTGCTGACTATCAATATAAAAATGTTCATGTTGCAGACCAAGAAGTTAACATGGTTGCATTCTTTACTGAGGTTATGGTTGATTGTGAGTTTCAATAATGCCTACACCTTATCTACATAATGAATTGTTCGAACCTAATGATATCTTAGATGTTGATATCTATGATACGAATTCGGGTAAAGTAGTAGTTGTCGATAATTTCTACAAGAGACCGGATGACATTCATTGGATGCTGTCTGATACTTGGGTTGAAGATTGGAAGCGTAGTGATACTAGTAGAAATTTTAAAGACTACTATGATTGCAGACTGACAATTGAACAAAACAGAAACTTTGATAGTAAAGCACAAAAGCAAATTTGGGGTATCATCGAACAAACTTTTGATGACTTTAAATTGATTACTAGAGATGAACCATTGCGGTTTAATTTGTTCAAGTGGATTAATACTCCACCTTCTAATATTCAGCAATATCCTCATATGGACTCTCAAACAAAATTTGCTGGTATCGTATACTTGGATAAATTCAGTCAAGGTGGTACTGCAATTTATGATATTGATAATATAGAAATTGATTATGTCGAAGATGATGATATTAGAGTTGATATTGATCCGTTTAATTATGATGTAATTCCTGCAGAGTATAACAGACTAGTTCTTTATCCTGGATGGTATATGCATGGTGGGTTTATGACCAATCACAAGACATACACCGACAACTGGAGAATGAACCAAGTCTTTTTTTGGGATGTGAATAGATGACAACACCATTTGATTATATAAAAGCAATCAGCAATACTAAAGAGAATATGATTGTTGATGATTTAACAGAAAAAGAATACAATCCATTCATTGTCAATCGTGGATTGAGCATGGGTATTGATACTGTGCTTCAAGCGAATGAGATGAACCAAAGACACCACCTTTCTAAAAAGTTACAATTTGACTTTTTACTAAATAGTATTAGTAAGCGAAAGCGATTTGATAAATGGCAGAAAGCAGATAAGAGTGAAGACTTAGAATATGTTAAAGCATACTACAATTACTCATATCCCAAAGCAGTCTCCGCGTTATCTGTCCTTTCTCAAAAGCAAATTGAACTTATAAAAGAAAAGATTAATAATAAAGGTGGAGTAAAATGAATGAGTGGACAGTTGAAAATATGGTTGAGGTTACGCTATCTCAACCTGATGATTTTCTAAAAATTAGAGAAACGCTTTCGCGAATTGGGATCGCTTCTAAAAAAGATAAAAAATTATATCAGTCTTGTCATATCTTGCATAAGCAAGGTAGATACTTTATCGTACACTTTAAAGAGTTGTTCGGACTAGATGGTAAACAAACAAATTTTTCAGAAGAAGATGAATATCGTAGAAACACAATCGTTAAACTATTAAACGATTGGGGATTAGTTGCGGTTATTAATGAGGCAAAAATTACAAATCAAGCACCTCTTTCGCAGATTAAAGTAATTGCGTTTAAAGAGAAGCATGAGTGGATTTTAGAAACTAAATATAATATCGGTAAGAAAAAGCACGAAGCATAATTACCGAAGGTGAAGTATTGAATTATGAAAAAACGTGACTATATAATATACATGAAGATGCCTATGGTAGGGTCTTCATTTTATAAACAAAAAGTCTTGCTTAATAGGAGATTAAAACATGACTAATTTAACGACACTAAGGTCGGCGCTACAGTCGTTTGACCAAAACTTATTAACCCCTTATGCTGTTGGATTCGACCACACCTTTAATAGGTTGTGGGATTATGCGACACATCAAGCAGAGTCCAGTGGATTTCCTCCATACAATATCATCAAAGATGCTGAAGATGGTTACAAATACACTATCGAAATGGCACTCGCTGGTTACAGTAAAGATGATATTGAAATTGATTTTGCAGAAGGTTGTCTGACAATCAAATCAAAAAAACAAGAGGACACTAAAGATAAGTTGTCGATTTGGAAAGGTATTTCTAATCGCTCTTTCACTAGAAAGTTTACTCTTGCTGATGAAGTTGTTGTCAATGGAGCAGAACTCAAAGATGGTATGTTGAGGGTTGAACTTGAGCGTATCATTCCTGAAGAGAAACTACCTAAGAAGATTGATATTAAATAATCCTTCGGAGGGCACCACCTGAGCATGTGATAAAACTGCTCATTTTTAAATTATGGAGAACCAGATGGCACAAAAAACACCAGTCACGGATAAACTTGAAAAGATGAATGTTTCTACATCAATCATCGAAACTAAAGTATCTGAACTAGAAGAAATATTTGAACAACAGAAATCAGCAATTAAGCAATATCAAGGTGCAATCGCGCAATTAGAGCGTGAAGCAAATAGTACTGTTGGCGCAATTGCAGTCTTAAAAGAACTATTACAGGAAGATGATAATGCTTAATATTAAATTGATTAAAATGATTAACGGTGAAGAGATTATTGCTAAAGTACAAAGCGAAAATGATACTCACATCCATGTAGTTAAACCTGCTATTGTAATGATGGCGCCAGGACAAAATGGTAACATGTCTGTTCAGATGGGTCCTTATTGTCCATATACAGACAACCATTTAGAAATTGGTAAACATACGGTTGTTTATGTTGCAGAACCAAACAACGAACTACTGAACGGATACAACAAAGCATTCGGCAGTGGACTAGTAGTACCACCATCACCATCTCAACTCCTAAAGGGGTAAAAGACAACAAAAGACTTGACAAACTATACGCAATCGTGTATAGTATTATAATAATGTAAATGTGAGGTGAGTTCTTGAAATTCTATACAAACGTCCAGCAATGGGGTAACAATATTCTAGTTCGCGGTGTCGGTCATGACGGTCAGCGTATCATGCAAAGGTACAAAGACTTCTCGCCGACATTGTACTTGAGAGCAAACAAACCTACCTCATGGAAGACTATCGAAGGCGAGTATGTTGAAGAATTCAAACCAGGTTCTGTAAAAGAAGCAAGAGAGTTTTGCGACCAGTATCGCGATGTTTCAAACTTCAAAGTCTATGGTCAAACTCAATATCTCTATCAATGGATATCAGATAACTTTGTTGAGCAAGATGAAATTGCTTTCGATACTAGTCAAATCTCTATTCTCTCGCTTGATATTGAGACTTCAACTGAGTATGGTTTCCCTAACATTGAAACTGCAAATGAAGAAATCTTGCTTATCACTGTGCGAGACAGTCTCACTAAAAAGTTGACAACGTGGGGTACTAGAGAATATCATGGTGACAATAAAGAAGTAGACTATCGGTACTTCATGCGTGAAGAAACGATGCTGAAAGATTTCATTGCTTTCATTCAAGAATATAAACCTGATGTTGTCACTGGTTGGAACAGTCGCTTCTTTGACATTCCTTACATTGTAAATCGAATTGACCGACTTCTAGGCGATGATGCTGTGCGCTATCTCTCGCCTTGGAAGATTGTGAAAGGTAGCAAGGTCACGATCCAAGGTCGTGAGCAACAATATTATGATATCTTTGGTATCGCTGGCATTGACTACCTTGAACTCTTCCGCAAGTATCGTGGTATTGGTTATGAGAGTTTCAAACTTGACTTTATTGCAAATGTAGAACTTGGTTCTGAGAAACTTGACCACTCTGAGTATCAAAACTTCAAAGAGTTCTATGAGCAAGATTGGGATAAGTTTGTTGACTATAACATTCGTGACGTTGAACTTGTCGCACAGTTAGAAGATAAACTCGGTCTGATTGATTTGCAGTTGACGATGGCGTATGACTTTCGTGTTAACTATGAAGATGTATTCTCCCAAGTTCGCTGTTGGGATATGCTCATCTATAATCACTTGCGTAGACGAGGTGTTGTGATTCCGCCTAAGAGGTCGTTTGCGAAGAATGAAGCATATGCTGGTGCATATGTAAAAGACCCTGTTATTGGCGCACATG